TTGTGTGATACCTGCATAATTTTTTTCTTTGGATACTTTCCAATATACCAAGCGGGGAATAAATAAGATGCAAATTCAGATTTAGTATGACGTGGTGGCATGTTGATCACGAGCCTCTTTGCGTCTCCATCTGCAATATCTTGGAATGCTTCAGCAATAATTTGATGGTGCCCGTACTTCTTTGGGTCCTTTGTTTTACGATATATAAAATCTTGCCAAACAGACTCAGCAAAAACTAAAAAATTATCCTGACAGAGCTTGATCCACTCTAATTGTTTTTTTAGAATTATATCTTTTAATTCTTCTTCAGTTAGGTTTTCTATTTTCATCTCGTTTGGGACCCTAGTATATTTGTATATCCTACTTTGTAAACCCTTTCGCCTTACAAAACCTAGCCCTAGAACGCGAAACCCTGACGCTGAAAAAATTAAAACGATTTTTATAATTGATATGAGCCTTGTAAGTATAGGCTAGATACACCAATGGCGCGTAGTATAACGCGCCATTGTTTAGTGTTTATTATTCTGTGTTGTGTATTGCTTGGACAAGTGTACTAAACTTCTTAAGTATGTTGTCCTTGAACTCGTCAACGATTGGGTTGCCAACGTTCTCAAGTATATGCTTCTCACACTCGCCCATTAACAGTTGAAACATAATCTCATAGTTCAATTGTTTTTTCTGTCCATTGTCCACCACCATGTCAGCTAGTGAAGTAGGTGCATTAGAGTTTAACTTTTCACTCAATACATTTGCAATATTAATCAAATCATTATTGGGCATTGTTATCTCCGATCGCTTTGTATTCACTATATTCTAATTCAGTAGTGAATTTATTATACAAATCGTTATGAGCAATTTTAAAGTTTGCTGTCTCAAACTTTTTTCTTTTACGATTTATTTTTTGTAATCCAAAACTTTCGCCATTGTCATCTTGAACAATAATTAAATTTTGGTTTGTTCGCTCAAAGCAATCAACAATGTTTTGTTTCATTGTATCTAACTCTTTAGATAGTCTGTTTGCTTTTAGCTTTAGTTTAACATAAGCAACAACAACTTTTTTTTCGTCTTGCTTTAGCTTCTTTATCGCGTTTGGCATTTTTACCTCTTTGTTAAGTTATGTATTTTTATAAATACTCCTAATTAATACATCTTATGAAATCTTATGCAATAGTTAATTTAACTTTGTTTTATCTTTTTTTTGAAAGTCCAATACAACCTCTGGAACTTTATTACACTCCATAATATCAACATTTTGTCCTTTAAACATTTTTTCAATTAATTTAAAAAAATCATTTTCCCGTGCCGTGCCGTGCTGTTGTTTGGTTTTATCTTCTTTTTTATTTCCACCACGAGAACGAGACGAGGCGACAGTAGTCGCCTCGTTAATTTTATCTTTAGCCATTACCAACTACACCAATATTCAACGACCTTTTTCTCGTTGATAGCTTGTTCACAGAATTTCAAGAACTTGATATCTTGTTCCTTGTACTCTTTAACACTTTCCTCTTGAAACTGTTGCCCCCAGAAAAATCCGTCAGTCGCAGGATAGTCAGAATAATCTTTCTGTATCTGTTCGGCTAATTCTTTGACAACTTCCTCAGTCATATAACAAGGGGCTTCGCAGTCGCCATTAAAACCTAAATGTGCCAATGCCCCGTCATGCTCATGGTTTGTATTTTGTTCGTTCCATTTCTTCGCCATGAACTGTTGTAGTCTTGCGTGTTTTCTCCACACAAAAACATTTGCCTCATCTCCGTAATCATCATTAGAATAGTATTGTTCCCAATCTACTTGTTGACCTCGAAGGTGTGCGTGTTGATCTAATCCCATAACTTTCTCCTTTGTTGATTAAGTCTAATGTCTTATCGTATCTTATATACTAATGCAACAATTATCTTTTAGAATTATTCTAAAGTAGAAACCTAACCATTTGCTTTTCCAAAGCAGTTTCACCTGCTGGGGCTCAGCTCTATAGTAATCTATGCACCACATTATCCATTCTTTCAAACGAGACCGAGCTTTACCACCAGAGTTTCCAGCGCCAGTCCTATCCTTTAGCAAAAGCTTCTGCTGCGGGGGTGCAACCCTTAAGAACGAGACGAGGTAGGACATCAGAGTATACCAACGAGCGAGAGCATCAGGATCCCAGTGCCCGCTAATGTGAAACCTGGGAACATAAACAAAAGGCACAGCCAGACGAGGACTAAACTCATGTGGACGCTCCAGCTGCAGGTGAAGGATTATCCAGGACCTCCTGAGCTCTAACTTCGACCGCCCACCAGACGAGATCATTGACTAGTTGTTTCAACGAGCCTGGATCTTTGGATATGTGTTGAAGGAATTCACCACTCTTCAGGGCAGCACCATCTGCGTGATCATGGACCAGTTGCCAGATCTCTTCCTCATGCTGAGCATGAAACGAAGTTGTTTCATCGTAATATATAATACCAGCAACGCCTCCGCTGCATCCGTGCTTGGCAATGTCTGAAATCAAACCTAGTTCCTGCATCTGATACTCCACGAGGCATTCGGTGATGGTTGGCATCTTGTACCATTCCTTCACTTCATCAGTCATCTTTAACCTCCGAGTCTTTCCACGTATTACCGTTTGCAATGCAGCGCGTGCCCCGGTCACCGGTCAGTGCGTATACTTTGCCTTCTTCAGGTTTGTCTTCCTTGGGCTTTGACTCATCTTTGATATACTCTTGACCATAGTAATCGTTCATCTGCTGTATTAGTTTTTTACTTATCATGTTGTTCTCCTTTGGTTAACCACTGTAGGTTCATTGGCGAGCGATTTCCATTTTACTATATAAACTCATTACCAAATAAACCAAAACAGCGGCACATTACATATAAGACACGATGGGATACCTGTCAAGGCCTAAATTAATTTTTCTTTCTCTAGGTATTCATATGCATTATCCATAGCACTTCTGAAATGTTCAGTCCTGCTGCTGGAAGGTGTGTCTTCATCTGCTTGTACGCACATGTCACCGAGTAGGGAAGCGAGAGTTTTCACCTGGGCCTCCAGCTTAGTGTTACGCTGCGTAAGCTCATCTAGTTTCTTATTATATGAACGAGCTTTGTTCTCTCCTCGAACGAGATCGAGGGCATCAAAATCATTTGCCATTGTTTCTCCTTTGTTTAGTCTGACCATACGATATCATGGGATACCAGTCAAGCAAAAGTTTCTACCGAAGGAGATCCCAGCACCCCCTGAAGCTCACGCTGCGGGGGGCTCACCAGTGGCCAGTGAACGAGAACGAGGTTCATCCATAAACGAGAACGAGAAACGACAGCTTCACCTGGATCCTGAAGGATGGGTACCAGCTGCGTTACCTGCGGGACCAGTGTAGTTAAGTTTACACGAGAACGAGGGAAGTTTGTCAACGAGAAACGAGATCCAGCATCCTGAGCTGCAGGTCCCGTCACCAGGCCACCGTAAACAAAGAGGGAAGAAACGGTGGCCAGGAAACGAGAACGAGGATTACGCTGCCTGAGGAGGTGAGCCCAGCTCCTGAAGGATGGCACGCTGGACCAGTGGCCATTGTAACGGGAACGAGAACGAGCCAAACGAGACCAGTGAACGAGGATCCGTGAAAACGGACACCGGTCTGTAGAGTTTAAGAGACTTCTGCAAGAGGGTCTCTTTCAAGATAATAACTTTACCACCAGCTTTAATATATTTATTAATCCATACAATCTGCCATTTATTTAGCTTGGGATAACTTAATGAATCTGATTTTAATTCTACCCAGAAAACTTCATTACCCATAACTGCGTGGATATCAGGAATACCATTGATTGTGCTAGATTCTATGCGTGTTAAGAAGCAATCAGTCAGTCCTTTTTTTACTTTCTGCCATAGCCTAGTTTCCCCATTTTTATTAGACATGATTAAGTAAGTATTTTATATTTTAAGTTTCCTAATTGATTTAATAACAGCTGTTGGAATAATAGTTGTTGCACCAATATTGTCAAATGTTGGTTTATCTTTTGACTTGATGTAATCACTAAATATTCTAGTAATGCCATTCTTTTGACTTAACAAATAACCTTTTGATACACATACGGGTAATTGTTCTTTACTCAAATCCTTTGTGCTAGACCAGCCAGCATCACCTTCGATATCAAGCCATTCTATTTCCACAAATGGATAATCATCAATAATGTTTCCGAGATTTTTAAAATCAAAGTTAAGTATTTTTGATTGTTGTCGTTTTCTTTTAGTCATCAATCTCTACCTTAATTTTACCAATTGAAGTGGTGATGGTAGAATTATGTACTTGGTTAAAAACATCTAACCATTCCGACCAACTAGCTTTCTTCAATTGCTGTAACGTCTTCGGACTCAACCTCAATCGTCTTGGCATTGAAGCCATCGATTTTGTCTGATAGTTCCGATAACTTTTTCTCAAGTTGCTCACGTGACATACCCTCCAAACCACTAACAGTTACTTCCTTACGATCAACATATGCACCAGCCAGTTGACCAGATCTATATTCAGCGTTAATAGCGGCAGCGAATTGTTTTTCTTTCTCTGCCTTGTCAGCAATTCTTTCTAACCTTTTGTATCTTCTAAGGTTGTCACTTTCGTATTTCTTTTTTTCAAGATCAAATAATTTATCAAAATAATTTGCAATATGGGGGCTGTGTTTTCTAGACAACATTCTAGATGCAACAGATCCATAATCTTTTTCATTAGTACAAACATAGCCTGCACGTTTAAGTGCTTCAGCTTGTGTAATAGAACCCCAATCTTTAACATAGATTTCCACAAACATTTTTTGTTTGGGTGTTAAATCTAATTCAGTTCTTAATGATTTCTTTTTAAGTCCACCAGGCATTACTTTCTGCCTTTAGGTTTTTTAGGTGTAAATTTTCTTCTAATTTCCCCTCTGGCAAAAGAATCAGCAGATGAATGAGTCATGTGTGTTTTTGCACTATCGTAGATTTCAGTATATTCTTTTTGCTTAGCCTTATTTCCAGGATATATCTTTTTAACTACATCCTTAAACAGCATAAATTTTTTCATCATAATTTTCTACTATATAGATTATTCTAACTAAATGTAATAGCCCTAAAAAGTTTCGATAGCGTTCCCGCAAGAGTGGTGTATCCCAGATACACCATAGATACACCATAGATACACCACTAAAATTGATTAAAACCA